TCGATTTGTTGTTTATTTAGATTGGGCATTCGGTCAGTTCCCCAGATGTCCGAATACTGGAATTTTTTAGCCATATTGACAAATTATCATTTTAAGTATATTTATTTAGCTATGATTAACACTATTATTGTTATTCTTCTTATTATCTGCATTGTCCTTCTTTGCTTTGCTCACGAATCTCATCAGGAGCATCGGCTCAAGAAACTGGAGAAACTTCAGAAGAAGACTCTTGAAAAGAAGCAAAAACGTCTCAAGTGATTTTCTTTTCCAGTGCTTCCAGTCTTGTATCCAACTGACGGACTGCTCCAGCGATAACATCCACAAAGTGTCCGAGATTCCGTGGGACACTGCTTAATATTTTTTCTTCAGACCAATCAGCCTCAATAAATTCCTCTTCTAATTTTTCTTTTCTCTCTTTTAATATCTCTTTTTGCCCATCTGAAATATCTGTTTTTTTAATTTCACTTTTTATTTTTGAAATATCATCTTTTAGCGTCTTAACTTTTTTCTTAAGTTCATCTCTTAGTGATTTCTCTCCATTAAGCCAACTTGGAAGAGTGCGATTATCCATTTTTGGTTTTTGCGCCTTTTCGTCTAAAACATAGTTTCCTTTTTTGTCTTTCATCGGCTGACAGGCTTTCAAAATCTTCAAGTCATCTTCCTCATCAAGCCAAAGACAAAGGTCTGTAAAAGCATAGGAAATCACATTTGACCAAGCGTTAGCTCCACCCCCGCAAGTCGCATAATTATTTGTTACGGGATAAAAATTTTCACTATTAAATAAATAATCACGTGTATTTCCATCAGTTTTAACAGAGAGACGAATTGAACCAACAAAATTTTCTAACCACATCTGATTAGATGAGTTTAGAAGTAATGTTCCTTTCATTATATCGCTATTATAAAAAGCAACGTTATCAGAAATTCCAGATGATAGCACAACCCTCATTCCACTCGCTGCTGTTTGAAATGTCCCTCCAGTAACCGTTAAACCAGTTAAACTTCCCGCCGTAACCGCACCAAGAACGGTAATTCCCAGTGCATTGACATACCCAGTTGTTATGGTGTTTCCCACGATTGTCGTAACCTGTGCGGCGGTTTGAGCTGTCCCGATGTCAACATTTGTCCCGACCACAAGTCCGCTTAAATTCGCCACCCCAGCAGAGGATATTTTAATCGTAGCGTCAGCATAACTTGCCGCTGAACCCCACCACATATTTCCGTTAGTGTCCACGTGCCAAGCGTCAGCTCCCACTGCCAATGACCCAGAAAATATCCCAGTCGCTCCTGTAATGCTTCCTCTGAAATATCCGGAATCAAATTCAACGTTTCCGTTCTTGTCTATTTTCCATCCAGAAGTGCTGGCAACGTAATTAGCCGACCGCATATAACCATCAGCCATCACGAGATTTCCTGTGAGTTCTCCTGAAAGAACATTGGATGGAACAATACCCGCAGAAAACAAATTCTTTACAGCGGGGACGTCTTCAAATATAGGGTCTTTTGTCAGGACACGATTGTACCCTAAATCATAAACATTATTTGACATTCATTGAAACGGAAATGCTGTTTTCGGGGAACTCAAATCCGAGAATCTTGACTCGCCCCGTAGTGGCAGTTCCAGTAATTTTGAAATTAAACCAGTTTCCTTTTATTTTGAAATCTCCCAAATCTTCAACGTCATCTCCTATTTTTCCGATTGATTCCCAATCCTTGTCGCGGTCAGAGTTTTTTCGGCACATTACGCTCCCCGTCCTGATGTTTCCGGTGTAAACATTCATTGAACAAATTTCTTTTATCTTTCCCCGCATTCCGAAATCTATGTCTTGAGTTTCAAGCGACCACGCGATTGGCTTTGCGTTATAATCGGTATTTCCTGTATTCAACTGAATAGCCTGCCCGTCTTTATCTCCTCCAACCAGTACTCTCATGCTGGAAACAATGCTCCAGGTAAAGCAGGTAAAATCGTGGCAGTAAGAATAAACATCCCAAGTCTGGGAATCTATGCTCCATTTAAAACAGATATTCGTGTAAGAATTATCTCCCAGAGTAATATCCCCGACGTAGATATAAACGTGCTTTTCATCACAAGCTGTGGCGATGCTTGAGATATTTGCCGCTGGAATCGCGTCCCACAAGTCTTGGATGGGCTTGGATATTCTTTTCGGATAGTCTCCATTTGTAACCCAGACCCCTTCCTGATTGGCAATAAAAACCATTCCCGCACCCCGGCAAACCGCTTCTTGGGAAGGAGCGCCGACGTTTATAAGGTCTTCCGGATAAGTAGAGCTTCCGTCCCAGCGTTTCACTGAACGTTCTTTGAAGATAAGAAGGTATCCGGGGACTTTTTCAAGAGCCGTAATCGCTCCTCCTCCGTCTTCCTGTTCAACTTCAATCTGTCCTGCCGAGTCGGGGTCGTCCGCCGTAACCGTCCAGCTTATTGTTCTTGTATCGGGGTCAGCAACGGTTGAGTAATAAAGGATACAAGGCGAAGTCGAAACTCCGGCCGTATAAACCCGGTCTTTCCATTCACACACCGTAGTTCCTTTAGGCATATCAGCCACATCAAATGCTCCGCCTGTTGTTACCCACGAAGTTCCGTTAAAAGCCTTGCAGGCGTCCGTTCCGTTTACTCTGACGATTGAGTCCAAAAATGTGCAAAATCTGGTTTTGAGTTCTTTCGTGTCGTCTTCAAGAGACTTCGACCCGTCGGACATATCATAAATGTCGTTGTTTGCTCCGTCTGAAAACACTCCGAATAGTTTGTGCGAAGTCCCCACGGTGTCTCTGAAATAACCGATTCCATAACAGGTTGCATTATCTACAGCCTGAACTCCGACTATATTCGTTCCTAATCTTGAAACCATTGAGCCTATCTCATTATCTGAATCAAAATTAAGGGCCAACTTCACAGAGTTTTGCGGAACGATTGAATTTTGAACCGTTCTGACTGTTCCCATTGACCAGTCTCTATAGATAATTGGTTTTTCAATTCTCATAATTTTTCAAAAGGGACACTTCGGGAACGCTCGCCCCGATAGAATATCCCGCTAGTTTTATAATTCCACTTATATTTTTGACCGGAACTCTCGCGTCGGATTGCGTCGTTTAATATTTCTCTGAATAATAACCAATCTCCATCAGTATAATCCTTTTTCCCATTGTTTTCTGTTATGTTTCTAACCATCCAACTCAACCAAAGTTTGACCATATCGTGCCTCGCGAGGGTTATCTCGTCCGCGTCCGAGTTTACTTCCACGATGTCGGTGTAGAAATCCATATAAATGTTGTATCCGTAATTGGTCGAACCGCAGAGGTCAAGGATGTAAAGATACCCGTCAAAGATTGAAAAGTAATAAGGCGTTCCTTCTGATTCTCCATACCAGACGTTAAGTCCCGCCGCGAGCTGGGCGGTGATTCCCGTTACTCCCGTCAAGGTATTCCCTGACTTTCCCGTGTAGGTGATGGTGTATTTCGTGTTTCCTGAATAAACATTAACCGTTCCCGACGAGGCGAAATCCGCCGCCGAAGTAAGAACAAAAGTCGTGTCGTCAATCTCGGCTTGAGTAGCGATAGTGGTGTGTTTTACATCCTCCAGTTTTTCGTCAAATTCAGTTTTGTCTATGTAGGTTAAAGGGTCTTGGTCTCCTATCCAGACCTTGAGGCACGAACGGGGGGAGTTTTTGTCGTAGTAAGTCGTGGGGAGCGCCCATTTGTACTCACCTCTGTTCTGCTGGCTTACCACATAATCAAACTCTTGGACATTTGACCATCTTTTCAATTTTCCCCGCACAAACCTAAAGCAGGCGTTCACTTCGTCAAGAAGCATATCAAAAGTTAGTTTTTCGGTAAATTCTTTGTTAAGCTCGCCCATTACAAGATTGATTAAGTATCCGACCGTGCTTGAACCGAACCCCCCGTAAGGAATCGGGTCGGAGTAGTCCGAGTAATTCCCATTAATTGAATTGTAGAAACGGGTGAAATAATATCCCGAAGTGTAAGTCGTATCTTCGTATTTCGTTTCGGTTGATTCCTCGTCTACGTCGGTGTTGCTTCCTATCTGGGTTTTGTCTCCTGTCGTCGTGGTAGCGTGATAAAACTGAACTTGGTCATAGGGGATAACATAGACTTTAGTGTCTTTGGGATGGTCTTTGACAAGATTAGAGGCGAGGGTAATAGTCGTTCCCGAAGGGGCGGTTGTGGTATGAGTTTTGATAATCTCTGACCCTTCCCGTCCGAACTCCCCAATTA